TTAGACCGCGTTAAGGTACTTGAGGGCGACCCAAGAAACGATTTCCTGCAAGAGGGCCTCCTCCTCGCCTTTGTGGGTGGCGAGCTGCTTGACGGTGTACTTGCGGTTCGGGCCGGACACACCAGAGGGAACCGCCTTCCCTCTGGTGGTGGCGAGGCCGCCGTAGACGGCTCCGTCGTCGATGGTGACCTTGCTGCCAACCTTGATGGCCGGGGCCGCCGTGGCCCCGGTGCCGGTCTTGGTGACGTAATCAAGGGAAATCCAGCCGACGCCGGATTTGAGCTTGCCCCATTTGGTCGCGCCGGTGCCGTCCGCCTCCGCGACGATGGTATAGATGCCGGGGGCGATGAAGCCCTTGCGCCCGTAGTTGGTGCCGGGGCCGCTGCGGATGTTGAGGTCTGTGGCCGTCACCTTGACGGTGTAGTTGGTGGCGGTCTGCTCGCTGCCGGTGGTGGGTGTGCTCGGGGTGGAGCTCCCGCCGCCGAGGCGCTTATTGATTTCCGCTGCGATGCTGCCGTGCCTGTCGTAGAGGTAGTCTCCGGGGCAGGCCTTGGCAGCGTAGTCGCGGTGAACAGTCATATTGCAGCCGCCGACGTGGTTGACGCGGTTGTTCTTGACCGTAGACCACACGAGCTTCTTGATGCTGTTCCTCTGGCAGATGTCCTCGACAAGGTTCAGAAGGGCTTGGTATGCCTTGTCGGAGACGGGCCAGTCCGGGGCTCCTCCGTTGTTGGCGACCTCGATGGTGATGGCTCTCTGGTCGTTCGCTCGGGAAGAGGTGCACCAAGAGCGGTACGCCTCCGGGACGTAGAGGGCGATGCGCCCGTCGCTGCCGATGCCGTAGTTGCTGGATGCCTGTCGGCTGCTCTTGGCAAAAAGGGCTCCACACGATTCGACGGAAAGGTTGCCGGCCATGCAGTGGATAGAGATGGTGTCGATGGTGTGGGTTCTGTTCCCGGAGTGGTTCGGGCTGAGCTTGGTGTAGCAAATGAGGGCGCTGTTACTCATCTTCGTCGTCCCCCTTCCCGTCGCCGTCGAGCATGGCGTCGAGGGTCTTCTCATCCACTACGTCGCCGTCCTCGTCATAGATGAGGCCGGTTTCCTCGTCATAGTGGAGCTCTCCGACGTAGGGCAGGTCGTCGTCGATTTCTCCGTTGTAGTAGCGCATATTGAGCTGCGGCTTTTTCCTCTGTTCGCTCATAGTGTTATTCCTCCTTGGGGGTCTCTGTGGTGGTCTCGATGGTGGTCGTGACAACGGCGTCCGGGATGCCGATAACAGGGACGATGCCGTTGGTGTTGAGCTCGTAGACGGCGGCCTCAATGAGGGCGTCGAGCTTGGCTTCGTCAACGGTGATGCCGTGCTCGCGGAGCCAGTTGATGACGTACTCCTTCTTCTCCTCGCCGCGCCCGCTGCCGGTGTAAATCTGCTCGGCGGCCGTGACTGCGATGCGTACCCACGCATTGATTTGCTGCTGCTGGTTGGCCGTGGTCTTCCCTTTGATGTAGGGGATGACGAAAGCAGTGATGAGGGCCGCGATGAGGGCCGCTACAGCCTCGATGATGGGGGTGATGTCGTAAATAGTCATGGTGATTCCTCCTTTTCATTGGTCGGTGTGTATTTCATCGTCCGGCGCGGGCGGCTCGTCCAGAATGGGGTTGCCGTCCGCGTCGAGGTGATGCTTGTTCCTGCTCATCTTCTCGCCAAGGCTCTTTCCGGCGTAGGTGATGAGATAACCTATGCAGGCCGTGAAGACGGTCGTTGTGACGTCCGAGGCGGCGTCCTTCTCAAAGGCCGCCAGCGCGTAAGAGGATATAACGGCCGCAGTCGCTATGCAGGAGGCCCAGACAGCGAGCTTTTTCGAGAACTCCGTCTTTTTGGCCTTGCTTTTCCTGCGCCTGCGCTTCTTCCGGCGAAAGAGCCCCAAAAAGGTCTTCACACGGCCCGTCACTCCTCTCTGTGGTTGTGGTTCTCCTCGATGCGGTCGATGCGCTTATGGGCCTGCTTCGCGCTTGCCTCGACGGCGGTGAGGCGCTCAAGGAATTGCGTGTTTGTGTTCCTCTGTTCCCTCTGCTCTGCCTTGATGTCGTCGATGCCGCTCTTGATGTAGCCTATCTCCGTCAAGACGGTGCCGCTCTGCTTGCCCTCGTCTGAATCATCCTTCTTTCGGTTGCGCTTGTAGGTGGCGAGGCCGAAAACGATGGCGCAGACCGTGCCGAGAATGCCGAGGACGGTCGAAACTACTGCGAGTTCATTCATAGGGTTCCTCCTTTCTGCCTAACGGCTTTTTACGTAGAGGCAAAAGACGTAGCCGACGGCGATGTGCCCCTCTATAACTGCGGCGGCGTTGCACCATCCGGCCTCTCGCGGCATGGCTATCAAGAGGTCTCCCTTGTTGAGTGTGCCGATGCTGCTGTGCTCGGTGCTCCGGCCCGTCCTGATGTTGACGTCCTGTCCGGAACAGGTCGCCGGGTAGGCGCGGGTGGAGGCGGTGTCTGTTGCGTCTGCCTTTACGTATTTGGAGGAAATGAAGCCTTTTACGATGCGGCCTTTGATGACGGTGGCCGCTTCACACCATCCGTCTGCGGCCGGGAGTGCGAGAATCTCCTCGCCCTTCCTAACGATGCCGAGGGCTTTGTGGCCCTTTCCGGGCCCCTCACGGAAATAAACGGAGTTGCCGGAACATTTGCCGTTGAAAGGCTTTGCCGCGTTTTCCGGGGCTCCTGTGGGCTCTGCTGGCCCGTCTGCGGCGAGGTCGTACTCAAAATATTTATCCATGACGCCCCACCAGCCCCATTGCCGCTGTTTGAGGTCTGTAATGACTACGCCGTAGTCCTTCCCTCTGGCCTCAAGCACCTGCCAATCGAGGGGGCCGCTGCCGGTCTTCTTCCAAAGGTAGCCGACGTGGGTGATGCCCGCCGCACTCGGGCCGCTGAACAGGGCGACGCCGGGAAGCTGCGGGAGGCCAGCGAGGGTGGTGTCTTTCTTGGTGCAGCTCTTGCGGCTGCACCAGTTCGCGTAATTGTAGCGAGCCTTGGTGTCGATGCTCGCGCCGGTCTGCTCCCGGTAGTAGACTTCGGAAAGGCTGTTACAGTCGAACACGCGGTGTCCTACCCACTTTTTGTAGTCCTCGTAGTAGCTCTCCCACTTGTCGCCGTAGCTGCTCTTGGCTCGGGCGCGGATGTAGTCGTCGGTGGCCGTGCGGCCGTCGCCGCCCATGACGTAGCCGTATTGGCTCGCGGGCGGCCTGCTGGCCGCTTTGCCGTTGGTCGTAACTGCATGGCCCTCGTAGCTGCGCAGGAAGCCGGAGATTTTGATTTTCTGTGCCATTCGTTTCCCTCCCTTCTAACCGGAAAGGAGGCCGCCGCTTACGCGGTGACCTCCTCGTAAAAGTCGCCTGTGAGGGCTGGCGGCCGCCAGTTTGCCTGCTTCGTGAACTGTCGCAGGACGTGGTAAGTTTTGGCGTAGTCCGTGAAGTAGTCGCCCACGTTGAACACATGGCCGTCTTCCAACTCGCTCCATTTGGGGTATGTGGTCGTTTCGCTGCCGCCAGTGTCGCCGCCTGTGCTGCCGCCGCTGTCCTCGCCGCCCGTCTCGCTGCCGCTCTCGGTGTACTCCTTGTATTGGCTAGGAACAAGGCTCGGGTAGTGCGGCTCGTAGAGGGTGATGCCCTCCGGGTGGATGGGCGTATAGAGTTTGTTGTCCGTGGGGTCGCGGCGAACGCTGCCGTACGGAACGTGCTCGCCCCACGCGAAGTCGAGGTAGCCGGTCTCCGGCTCGCTGCGGATGAGTCGGAACAGGGTGCGGCCGCCCTCCGTGCCCGGGGCCCATCCTGCCTGTGCGAGGTGTGCCTGTGTGCAAATGTAGGTGCTGCCGTCCGAGGCGATGACGGGCTCGTTCTTAAAGATTTGCCCCATGTCGGCGCTCCACGTTCTGGCGTTGCCGACGGTGGCGACGGCTGCGAGCTGGGCGTCGGAAAGGTCGCCGGAGCCGATGACGTCGGCCCGCAGAAGGCTTTCTTGCGCTTTCTGCGCGTGGATTTCCGGGACAGTGATATTGGCTGCCTCGAGGGCGTCAACGATGGCGAGAATGGCGGCCCATAGGTCGCTGTTTTCCTGCGCCTTTTCCTGCTTTTGCAGGGTTCGGATGTAGTCGAGGCTCTTGGTGATGTCGTTCATTTCGTGCTCCTCCTCTCGTTACACGTAAGAACCGGACGGCGGCTGGCACCAGATTTCGTCGTAGCCGGTGGTCTTCGTGATTTTGACCTTGACGCCTACGGCCCACTTCGCGGCCGTCTTGCTGGCGTTCGTGAACAGGTGCTTGAGGCCGGGGGTTGCGGTCTCCCACGTCGGGGATGCGTCCATTGCGTTGTTGCAGGCGGAAAGGACTACGGCGCTGTCGGCTGCGTAGTAGCGGAGCGAGACGAGGATTTTCTGTGCCTTTGCGTCGGTCTCGATGGGGCCGACGATGAACTCGATGCCGCTGACGCTGCGCGTGAATGTGGTGGTGCGGGTCGCGCTGTTCCCGGCGCTGTCGGTGACTGTGACCTTCATCGTGTGCTGGCCGTCCGCGAGGCCTGCGAACTGCGCGGCCGTGAGGGCGAATGTGTAGGTCTGATTTCTGACGGCGTCCTCGATGGTGTCAACCTCTACGTCGTCGAGGCTCTTTACTACGGTGAGCTCGTCGGTGGTGTCCGCGTCGTTGACCGTGAAGGAAACGGAGGGCGGGCTCGTGACGGTGCCGAGGTTGGTGTCGCTGCCGGAAACGGTCGGGTCTACATTATGGACGACAGTTCTGCTCGGGCCCGTGAGGTAGCTGCTGTATGCGCCTAGGTTGTCCTTCGCCCGGACACGCCATTGTACCGTGTTCGCGCTGCTGCCTACGCCGGTGTCCGTGTACGTGAGTGCGCTGCCCGCGTAAACCTGCGTGAACGAGCCGCTATTGATTTTGCGCTCGAGCTCGTAGCTGACTGCGCCTCCTTCGGGGTCGGTGCTGCCTGCCCACGTGATGACCGCGCCTTTCCCGCTGCGGATGGTCTCGGGTACCGTGATGCTGGGCGGGGTCGTCGGGGCTTGGTTCCAGACGATGGTGTAGGCCCCGTCGCTGTCTGCGCTGTCAGATACCAAGATTCCAGAGGACAGATTCAAAGCCGGGCGCACGCCGTTGCGGCCGTTGTACGCGCTGACGTAGTAGCTGCTCCCGTCCGAGTACACGTAGCGCACGTTGTTCGAGTTCGACGAGTACGGGGAGCGAAGCCACCACCACCAGTTTTGCGAGGCGCTCAAGCTGCTGTTGTTATAGGTGCTGTTGCTGACGGCGTTCGCCGTGGGCTTGCAGAGGCGCGAACTGTTGTCGCTGCTGAACAAGGCAAGCCGCGAGCCCTCTGCGATGCTGTTTTCGCTGCCGAGGCCGACCTCCTGTTTGGAAAGCAGGAAAACCTTATCGACGACGCTCTCCGAGCCGCCGCCGTCTACGGTCGCCTTTGCTACGGTGAGGGTGGTATCGAGGAGGGCGGCTTTCATCTGTGCGGAAAAGTCGGTTAGGAATCCGCTCTGGCCGTCGTAGGGGTTGTAGCTGACGTTTCCGCTGCTTGGGGCTGCGTCTGCGCTGTGCTGCGCGACGTACCAAGGCGAGCCGCTCTTATTCAGCCATTGCCGGATGTTGGAAAGGGCGTAGCGGTTGTTGCCGTAGCTTCTGCGGTTGCTGTCGCTGTTGCCGCTCTCTTTTGCGTCGAATGCTGCAATCTTGAGGATGTTCGCCGCGATGAGGGTGACGGAGTTGGCCGGGTAGCCGCTGTGGTTCTTGTCGGCTACCTGCCAGATGATGGGGCTCCCGTAGTAGGTCGTGCCGGTGTCCTTGACCTTCGCGCCTACGGGGAGGCTGCTGATTGCTTTAGACATGGTCTGTGTCGCTCCTTTCAAATATCGAGTTGTAGAGACGGTCGTACTTCTCGATGAGGGCGCGGCAATCGCCGTGGGAAGCGTGTGCCCGCCAGCTTTGGTAGCTTTCGGTTATCTTCTCTCTGGTGATGGCCCCGCTCTCGTACATGACCTTGTACTTGCGGAGTTTCCGCTTCATGCGCTCCCGGCTGGCCTTGCGCAGCTTTCTCACTACCTTGCCGGTGTCCGTGAGGTAGCTGTGGAAGCCGAGGAAATCAAGCCCGTTCCGAAGCGGGAATATCTGCGTTTTCTGGTTCAGCTCAAGCCCTCTGGCGGCGAGGTGCTCCTCGATTTCCTTCCATGCTGCGCGTAGGGTGTCTTTGTCCTCGTGGATGAGGAAAAAGTCGTCCATGTAGCGGCCGTAGTAGCGGATGCGGAGTTTCTCTTTCACGAGGTGGTCGAGCTTGTTGAGGTAAAGCAGCGCGTATATTTGGCTGCTCTGGTTCCCGATTGGGATGCCGACGTCTCCGGGCGTGCTGTCTATGATGGCGTCCGACAGGGCGAGGCTGCGCTCGTCATGAAGCAGCTCGCGGACATCCTGCTTTAGAACGTCGTGCCGGATGCTGGAAAAGTAGTGCCGCACGTCGGCCTTGAGTACCCATCCGTATGCGGAGCCGTGTCGCCGGTAATACTCCCGCATGAAGCCGGAAAGGCGGTCGAGGCCGAAATGGGTTCCTTTTCCTATCTGGCTGCCGTAATTGTCGAGAATGAACGGCCGCGAGAGGGCGTCGTAAAGGACGTTATCGCAAAAGGCGTGCTGCACGATTTTGTCCTTGAAACTGTTGGTCTGGATGAGGCGTTTCTTTGGCTCGAATACGTAAAATTCCCGGTAATCGCCGGGCTTGTAGGTGCCCTCGCTCAATTCGTTTTGCAGATAGGCGACGGCCTCGAGTGCGTTCAGCTCTATCTTGGCGACGGTGTTCTTCCATCGCTTTCCCCGGCGCGAGGCCCGGTAGGCTTTGTAAAGGTTCCCGAAGTCGCAAACCTCATCGAAATTCTGCTTGCGGTCTTGCTCCACGTAAACCTCCCTCCAAACACCGCGATAGCCCCGGGGCCCTCTGGGTATGGTTGGGCTCCGGGGCGTCGGTGTCATGTGTTTGTCCTCGGCGTTGCGCCTTTGGACGGGATATTCATTCCTTTGATGGGTGGGCCTCTGCTTTCGGCCGCCGGAACGGCGGTCTACTTGGTCGCGGTGTTCCACCAGAGCCGGGCGCACGCCGTTGTTGCCGTTGTACGCGTTGTTGTTGTTGCTGCTCCCGTCCGTGTTCACGTTGCGCACGTTGTTCGAGTTCGACGAGTACGGGGAGCGAACAAAGCTCACAAAGGCTGGCGATGCACGTACAATGAATACCCCAATGAAACGAGGCTATCCCTTGGGGCTAAACCGCGTTGCATCCTTCTTTTTCCATGATGCGGTGAGGTTTTTAACGTCGAGTATCTTCTTCGTCCAGTCCTCGCACCTTCGTATGTCGATGTAGCCCCGTTCGAGGGCGATGTCGAGGAGGTTCAGAAGTACCTTGCATTTTGTGAGGGCCTCCTGCTGCAATCCGGCCCGCTTGGCCGCTTCCTCCGGGCTGCGCGGGTATATCTCGTTGGCCTCTATAAGGTCTTGGAGAATGTCGAGTGCTGCCGTTTCCATCCGCTGCGAAAGTGTGAAACGGACGCTTTTCGGAAACACCTTATTGCTGGCCCACATGGTATGGTTCACAAGGTCTTTGGCCTTGCTTATGGCGGTGAGTTCGCCGGGCTTGCCGTTCGTAGCAGACACCTCCTTTCGGCGAGGGCGTCGAGCTCCTCTTGGCTGATGCCCTCCACTTCGAGTACGCCTTTCTTCACTGTGATGCTCACCTGCCTGCCGTCTATGCTGGTGCCGGTGAGATACAGCCCGTCATGCCGCCTGCACGGGCAGGGCGTCTCCAATTCGGAAATGAGGTGCGGTATGAGACAGGCGGCGGTCTCCTCCGTGCAGAGAACCGCCGCCGTCATGCCTCGATGAGCCTCGCTGTCTGGTTCCACACGCCGTCAATGATGGTGACGTTGGAAAGGGTTGCGAAGTCCGCGCTGAACGTGATGCCGCCGGGCATATCCCCGCTGATGAGGTCGGAAAGAAGGTCGATTTCGTCCCCGTAGTCGTCGAGGATTTCTTGCAGGCCGGCGATGTCGGAAATTTCGTGCCCGTGGCCGATGAGCGCGTAGTTGGCGAGGTCTGCCATCGTGGCGAAGGCGTCCGGGTTGATGATGGCGGTGACGATGCTGACGCTCGAGACAATGGTAACGAGCGTGAAGGTCGCCAGCTTGTTCACGGCGTCGCCGTCCGGGCGTATCCATTCCGGGTGTTCCTGCAGGGAGAGGTAGGTGTAGAGGATTTCTCCTTCGTCCGGGTCTGTGGCCCAGAGGCCAAGCTCCGTAGCGTTGAAGCCGGTCTCGACGCCGACACTGCTGACCTGCGCGACGATGGAGACTTCTCCGTTGTTGCTGTTGGCGATGGAGGCAATCATGCCGTCCATAACTTCGTGCCCGAGGTCTGTCATGCTGTCCGGGCTGCTGCCCGAAGGAATGCTCCCGTCGCCGACGCTGACGCGGGTGAATTGCAGTCCCTCCCCCGAGGCCATGAGCTTGGCGATGAGGTCGTTCCCTTTTTGGGTGAGGTAGCTGCCGTCGTTGTAGCCGATTTCTGGCATTGTGCTGTTCCTCCTGTCTGTTTAATATGCTGGCCGGATTGTGATGTGGGCCAGTTCGTAGGCGTAGCTGTTGAGGTAGACGGTGTTGCTGGCCCTGCGGTTGATGACCGGGGGCCTTATCGTCATTCTCGACGAGATGGCTGCCCCGGTATTGAGGTAGAGCGTCGCTTCGTTCCGCCGGTAGGTGCGGAGGAAAAGCCTCATCCCGACGCCCGCTGCGACGATGCGCTTCATGACGCCGGCGATGAGCTCCGCCGTGTCAATCTTCTCGGCTTCGAGGTCTGCTTCGTCAACATATATCCACACCTTCGCGGGGAAAACTTCGTCGAGGTCTACTTGCTCCGGCTCGATGTCGAAAAGGGTCGCCGCCGCATTGATGACGGTCTCGATGTCGCCGCCGGAGAGGAGGCTTATCATCTTGACCTTAATCAGCAGGCGGTAGAAGGCGTCAGGAGCCCCGTCTCGGGCTACGCCGAAGTTCTCCCCGTAGCGGTCTAATACCGCGCCCTGCGCGTTGTCAAGGTCGTCCCAGAGGAGTATCTTGTCGCTCTGGTCGTGGACAAGCTCAAGGCCCCACGCAAGGGTGTTGAACAGCCGTCCGATGTTGGTCTCGAGGGGGAGGCTGCTGTATGCGTTCCTCACGTCGTCCCGGTTGTACGCGCCGGTGAGCATATCAAGCATTGTGTGTAGGTAGCCGTGGCTCATGAGACGCTCACCTTCGCTTTCTCGGTGTATGCCTTCTCTCTGGTGTCTACCTCGATGTTGTAGGTGCCGTAGTCGCTGCCGTCCGGGCTGGTCTGGAGGGTGAAGTCGAGGACGCCGGGGATGGTGTAGATGACCTCCGGGAGCCGGTTGTAATACACGGTCTCTCCGATGGTCGTCCCGCCTTTCACGTCGCTGCCGATGTAGTCGATGAGGGCCTGCGCGATTTGGTCTTTTCCGTCCACAGGGAAGCGGTTGGCGTCCGTCTCGAGGTCTGTGACCTTAATCCACACAGGCACGAGGGTCGGCCTCGAGAATTTGATGTTGTAGGTGACGCCGCTGGAAGACAGGACGGCGACGGTGGTGCTTCCGTAGGTCTGGATGCCTGCCGCCTTGCGCCGGAAAATCTGCTGCGCGACGTCGCTGTCGAGCCCGCCGTAGACGACAGCCTCGATGCTGTGCGGGGGGAGGCCCTCGCTGTCTGTTTCGTCGGTGTCGTTCTCGTACACGATGGCCGAGTAGACGCCTTCGACGTTCTGCAAAATCTCGCCCCGGATGGCGTCTGCGTTGACGCCGCCGGCATAGTCCACGGATTGGTAATACCTGTCCCGGTATTCCTCATCCGTCTCGCGGGCCCGGCCTCCGTCGAAGGCTGCCGGGTTCGTGACCGCCGTTATTCCCTCCGGGATGCCGGGGTTGATGACGACGGTGACGGTGCCCGCTGCTACGTTGCCCTCTGGGCCCGCTGTGGTGGCCTGTGCGGGCAGAAGGACGGTTCCCCCTGCTCCTATCTCCCCCTGCGCCATGACAACGAATTGGAGGCCCGCTACGGTTCCTGCGAGCCACCCTACGGGGACAATGGTTCCTGGCGTACCCGTAATTTGGAGGTAGCCGCTCGACTTCTGCTCCGACAGGAGCTTGAGGCCGATGGCCTTGCCGAGGTTGTAGAGAGAAGTTCCTACCGCCGTGTCAACGAAGCGCGAGTTGTAGACGTCCTCGATGGTGGAAAAGAGCATATTCAAAATCCATGCGAAAATCCGCAGGAACAGGCCGATGGGCGAACGGACGGTGAGGTTCGCCTTGCTGCCGAACAGCTCCCTTGCCTTGTACTCGAGGGCGTCGAGAAGCTCCGTGTATGTGGGCCTTCGGAAGCCTCGCTCCGTGAGGCCCCATTCGTTTTGTGTGCTCACTGCTGCGTCACCTCCATGCTGATGGTCTGGCCGCTGTAAAGGGTGCCGGAGAAGGCGACGTTGAGCTCGCGCCCGTCTGTCTCTGCGTCAAGCTGGTCTATCTGCTCGACGTCCGTCTCTTGGAAGATGGCCTCCCGTAGTACCTCCTCGACCTCATCGTTCTCGAGGTCGGAGCGCCGCCGTCCGAAGATGCGCTCGTAGTCGGTGCCGTGGCTCTCGTCGAGAGGGAAGCCGCCCTTCCATGTGAGAAGGGTAAGCCGGACGCACTGCGCCGTGGTTTCGTCGCCGTAGATGAGCACCATGTTCCCATCTTCGTCGAGGGGGATGTCCATCGTCTCGGGGTCGATTTTCAACGTCATGTTTCTGTCCACTTGCTTCCCTCCTTTACTGCGGTGGTGATGTCTGCCCGTCCGGGCAGGTGTGTGTATGGCTCTTGAGGCTGACGCCTCCGGCGATGACGTCGCCCGTGGCCGTGATGCTGCCGGTGACGGTAACGTCCCCGGTGACAGCAACATCGCCGATGATGGTGATGTCTCCCGTGACCTTCGTGTCTCCGAGAACTTCGATGCCGTTCTCCTTGACGACGAGGTAGATGGAGCCGCCCTCCGTCCCGATGGCGTAGCCGTCCGGGAGGCTGTTGCTGGCGCTGCCGGGCAGGATGCCGCCGATGAATATGGCGTCGGTGGCCGAGTGATTGCGCTCTGTGTTTGGCTCTCCCTCGGTGCCGCTGCTCACGGCGTTGTCGATGTCATGGTCGCAGAAGACCACGAGGCCGATGTCTCCGGCCTTGTAGGCGACCTTCTTGGAGAAGCCTCCGCCCCTGTCGCACACGATGGGGACGCCGAGGATTGGAGGCTGGCTCTGGTAGGTTCCCTGCTCGAGCCTTTTGGAGATTGGCTGCACATCGACGGTCTGCTTCGCACCATCGTAGGCCGTGACCTTGACGATTTGGGCGACGTTGATGGCCTCTGCCGCTTTCTTCTTCTGCTGCTGCTCGTATCTGTACTGCGGCGTGTTCATGTGGGCCTCACCTCGATTTCTGTCTTCCAGTCGCCGCTTTGGCTGCCCTTGTGGGTGCCCCGGACGATGATAAACTGCCCGTTGAGGTCGCTCGACTGGATGCGGATGATGTCGGCGGGGCCAAGGTGGTAGTTGAGAAGGCTGTTCCGCTTCTTGGTTTGGGCTTCTTCGTCCTTCTCCTCGGTGGTCTTCTTGGTGTCGAGGTCGGTCTCGACCTCGATGACGACCTTTTCCTCATCCGTGCGGAGGAGGCCGGTCTCCGGCGATAGCAGGTAGCCTTTGTTCACGCCGTCCGTCGGGTTGTTGATGATGATTTTCCCGCAGCGGATGAGGAACCGGCTCTTGCAGTCGCTCACGACGATTTCCTTCAAAACGTCCTTGAGCTTTCCCTTGCATACCCTCCCGCGAGGGTATTCCTTGTCGATGGCGAGCTCAAAGGTTCCGACTTCGATGCCGAAGATGTTGAGAAGGTCTTGCACCATCGCCTTCGCCTTTATGCTCTTGGTGTAGGTCTTGTTGACCTGTGCCGTGAGCCATTGGTCGAGGGCCTCCGTGGCCGTGATTTTGGTCGTCCATTCTGTGCTGCTGTGCTTGTGGGAAAGGCCGGACACCTGCCCGACGAAGATGACGCCGAGGTCTCCTTCGTAGCCGGCATTGATGATGACCGGGTCTCCCTTTTTGATGCTGTTCCGGGTGTTCGCCGACAGGTTGTAGGCGTTGACGGTGGCCGTTGTGAGCTCATCACTGTCCTCGAACGGCACCTCGAAGTCGAAGGCGAGGTCGTCCATCGAGTATCTGTTCCCCCCGATTTGGAGGGTCGCGCTGCGGAGCCAGAAGTCCATCACTCGACCCTCCTCTCGTGGAGGTACAGCTTGACTTGCTTCCCGAAATTGTCGAACGTCACTGTGTCGATGTCTTCCCCGGTGAGGCATTGGGGGATGATGACCGGGAGGGGGAAGCGTTCGTCTTCCACGCTCCCGAAAAGAGGCCGCCCGTAGCGGACGATGTCGCCGTAGACGAGCGGCTCCCCGTCGCTGGTGGCGAGGTCTACTGTGAAGAAGCTCCCCGCCTCGTTGTACTTGACCGTGAAAGTGTAGGTCTTGTCCGTGAGCTTGACGGAGAAGGTGTAGGGCACCTTGCTCGTATCAATCTCGACGACCTCGACCTCGTTTCCAAGGTCGATAAGCTGTAATGCCATAGCCGCCCTCCTTCCGTCAGCTCACGCCGTTGTAGCTGGCCGTCGCTCTGGTAGCGGGGCCGCTGCTGCTGGCCGGTTTGCTGTTGTAGCTGTTCACATAGGCGGCGTAGGCGCTGCTGGAAATAGTCTCTGACACTGTGGTCTTGAGCCCGTCGCTGCTGGTTTTCTTGGTCTGGGCTGTCGAGTAGCTCGTAGGCTTCCCGGTGTCCTGCTGCGTCATCATCGGCATCGCCCCGACCTCGACTACCTCCGAGGAGGAGATGTTGACCTGTTGGAAGGACACCTTGAAGGTGCAGCCCTTCGCGTTCTTGGCCCCGTAGTCGAAAGAGAGGCTTGTGATGACGAGGTTTGCGATGCGGACGCGCCCTGTGTAGGTTACGATGTCGCGGCGGTCTCGCATGGTTTGTAGCGTCTGCTGTCCCTGCTGCCCGCCGATGATGGTGCCGCTTATGGAGAATTTGACCGGGTCTTTTACGACGTGGTCGTTGATGTCTGCGCCATTCTCGATGGGGTTCGAGGTGACTTTGCTGGACATAGAGACGGCCTCGCTCTGGATGTTGCCGATGGTGTCCGGCTCGAACCGCACCGAGCCGCTTTTCCGGCCCGTGATGGTGTATGCCATGCGCTGTCACCTCCTTATGCGTAGGCGTTCTTGATGTTCATGGTGTCATATTCCTCCTCGCGCATCTCCTTGTAGAGCCGCCGGAACATGGCCTCCGCCTGCGCCATGAGACTGTCGGCGGTGCCTTGGTCTACGTTCCCCTGCACTTGCAGGGTGAGGCTCGGGGAGAAACTGCTCGAGGAGTTGATGTTGCTCGATGCGCCGGCGATGAGCTGCTCGCTCTTGTCCGCCGGGATGATGGCCGTGCCCTGCGGGAGGAAGGCGACCTCTCCGCCCTCCTCGTTGATGCGTGTCCAGCCGCCTTCAAAGTTGTCGGTGCCTTCCGCGTTTCCGGGAATGGACGTCACACCGACGCTGACGGACGCGCTGCTCGCGCTGGCCGCCGCCGAGGCGATGCGGTTGAAGGCTGCGACGATGGCGTTCGCCCCGCTCTCCGCAGCCGCCGTCATCCGGCTCCATGCCGTTTCTGCGTCTATTGCCATCGTGGCGTAGGTGCTGCTGGCCTCCGCGCCCATCGTCTTGAGGTTGAGGTCTGTGATGTCCTTGGTCTCGATGATGCTTTCCTGCGCGGTGGCGTTGGCCTCCGTTGCTGCCCCGGTAACGTCCGAGGTGTACTGCGACGTATCGACGGCGAGGCTGACCTCCGTGTTCGCGCTCTCTTGCAGGCCGTTGACGGCTCCGTTGAGCCCTTCGACCTCCTCCTTGCTGTCCTTCGCGCCTCCGAAAAGGCCGGAGAAGAAATTGACAACGGCTCCGACGCCGTCTGCAAGCCAGCCAATGATAGTGCCGAGCACGTCCCCGATGACGCCAAGAACATTCCCGATGACCTCAAGGACAGGGGAAAGGGCTTCGAGGATGGGGGCGATGAGCCCGAGCAGCTCTGCAATCGGCGGGAGAATGGCCTCTGCGATGCTCTGAATGACCGGCATAAGGGGCTCGATGAGCGAGATGATGACGTTCAAAATCTCCGTCAGCGGCGGCATAAGGGTTTCGACCAGCAGGCCGAGGATGCTCGCCAGTGGCGGCAAAACGGTCTGCGCGAGGTTTCCGAATACCTCGATGAGCGGTACTGCGGCTTGGAATACCGTGCCAAGGACGTCTGTGAGGACGGGCAGAAGGGCCTGCCCGAGCTCCATGATGACCGGCATGGCCTGCGAAAGGCCCTCCGAGAGCATTTCCACGAGGCCGAGGAGCATGGGCTCGATGGTCGGCCACGCCTCGATGATGGTGTTGAGGAACTGCTCGATGACGGGGGTGAACTTTCCTCCGGCGTCCTCCATGAAATTCGTCCAGATGCCGTTGAGGCTCTTGGTGCTATTGGTGAGGCCGTCGGTCTGGTTGATGGCTGCCTGCTGCACCTTGGAGCTCTGCTCGATGATAGAGGCGAGCCGGACTTGCGCGAGCGTGGCTTCATCCATTTCGTCGATGTTATCCCCGAGGCCCATCTTCATGGCCTGCGCCTTGACCGTCGCTTCGTCCAGCTTTACGCCGTACTC